CTCTCCTCGGGGTCCGTACGGAACCCGGCGCCCGAATGCGGCGGCGGCGGATGAATATTCATGCAGCGCTGCATATTATGCAGGGGGCTATGCATAGCTGACCTCGAGGGAGGGAAACCCCGTATGCCTGGAGGACGGCCGCCGAAGGCTGAGAGTCGGAACCGGAACAAGGGCAAGATCGACGGGGCCGAGATCCCTGTCGACGCCCGGGTGGATGATCCGCCGGCGTTGCCGACGGGTCATGGTCTGCGTGCGGAGGGGAAGCGCCGGTGGGATCGGTGTTGGTCGTCGGCGGTGGCGACGATGTGGTCGGCTGAGGATGTCGACGTCGTGTTGCGTTTGTGTCAGGTGCATGAGGTGTGGGTGAAGGATCGGGCGCCTGTGTCGTTGCTGTCTGAGTTGCGGCAGTTGGAGATGGCGTTGGGGTTGTCGCCGAGGGCTCGCCGCGAGTTGCGGTGGAGGTTGACGGATGGCGCCGGTGTTGTGGAGGAGAACGGGGTGCGGCTCGATGCGTCTGACCGGCGCCGGTCTTTGCGTGTCGTGGATTCGCAGGCTGGCTGATGCCGTGGAGGGGGCCGTCGTACGAGGGCGAGTTCCCTTCGTTGGGGTGGCAGGTCGCTCAGTGGTGGGAAGAGCATCTGGTTGTGCCGGACGGGCCGCAGGTGGGGGAGCCGTTCCGGTTGACGGACCGCCAGCTGGAGTTGTTGGTGCGCTGGTATGCGGTGGATGCGGTGTCTGGCCGGCGGGTGTATCGGCGTGGCGGGTCTATCGGGTCGAAGGGGACGGGGAAGTCGCCGTTCGGCGGCGGCTTGTGTCTCGCGGAGTTCCGTGGGCCGGTGCAGTTCGCCGGGTGGGACGCCGACGGGGAGCCTGTCGGGAAGCGGTGGGGTACGCCGTGGGTGAACCTCGCGGCTAACAGCGAGGACCAGGTCGGCAACAGTTGGAACGCCGCGTATTCGATGTGCGAGCTGTCGACCCGCCTGCATGATCTGGACATTGATTTGGGTGTGACGAAGATCATCGGCACGGACCGGCGGATGTCGTATATCGAGCCGGTGACGGCGGCGGCTAAGTCTCGGTCTGGCGGGCGGATCACGTTCGTCCTGCCGGATGAGACGCAGTTGTGGTATCCGGAGCGTGGCGGCTTCGAGCTGTGGGAGATGCTGTTCGCGAATGTGACGAAGATGGGCGGCACGTTGTTCGAGGCCGCTAACGCGCCGGACACGTCCCGCCAGTCAGTCGCTCTCAACCTGTTGGAGTCTGAGGGTTCCGCCGGGGTGCTCGTCGATCACCAGTACACGCCTGTGCCTGACGGCCTGGATATCAAGAACCCGGACAACCGTGACGATGTGGTCCGGCTTCTCGAGGTCGCCTACAAGGATTGCCCGTGGGTCGATTTGGACCGGGTCCACGCCGACATCTGCGATTCGGCGATGCCCGCGGATTTCTCGATCCGGTACTTCCTGAACGTCCCGTATAAGGGTGCGCACCGTGCGGTCGATCCTGTGTTGTGGGCTGCGGCTGGGGTGCCTAGGTCGTGGCATGACGGCCCGGTGCTGTTGGCTTTCGACGGCGCACTGGTGAATGACGCTGTGGCGCTGGTCGGGTGGACGTTGGGGGACCGGCCGCACCTGTTCGAGATAGCTGTGTGGGAACGGCCCGCCGGAGCGCCGGACGATTGGCGTCACGACTATCAGCAGATCGACCGGACGTTGACGGCGGCTATGGAAGAGCTTGACGTCCGCCTGTTCGTCTATGACTCGACGTTCCGTCACCTCGAGTCGTACTACGTGCGGTGGACTGACCGGTGGGGCGAGTGGGACGGCAAAGGGTCTGGTCGGGTGATGGAGTTCCCGACCGGTGCGGGTTCGCGGATGGAACCGGCGATAGACCATTTCCTCCACGATCTCGCTGAGGGCGAGTTCACGCATCACGGCGACGAGACGGTGACTCGGCATGTGTTGAACGCTAATCTCGGGAAGTCGCGGCGCGGCAACTGGAAGGCTCTTTCTAAAGAGAAGGACTCTCTCAAGATAGATGGGGCGGTGGCTGCGGTGATGGGGTATTCGCAGATCGCTGCCGCTAGGGCGATGAACGCTGAGTCGCCGATGGTGCCGCTTGTGGGCGGCTGGTGACCTCCCCGGCGGTAGTGATGCTCGCCGGGGTAGCGGCGGCTGTGGCGGGCGCCGTGTTGGTGTCTGGTTCGTGGCTGCCGCTGTTGGCGGCCGGTTGTTTGGTGGCGTTGGTGGCGGCTGTCTATGTCGACTGGTAGGTGCGGGTTATGCGGCTGATCGACAGATTGCGTCCCCCGCCCGCCGAGGTCGAGGAGCGCCACAACGTCTCCGCGTTCAACGACTTCATGAACGCGTTCACGTTCAACGGCAACCAGTATCTGCTGTCGGGGTTGCAGCAGACGTGGTCGCCGGAACCGACCGAAGAGATCTCGCCGACGATGCTGTCGTTCGCTACGCAGGCGTACGCCGCATCCGGGCCTGTCTTCTCGCTCGAAGCGGTCCGGATGCTGATTTTCTCCGAGGCCCGCATGTCGTTCCGCCGTCTACGGCAGGGGCGCCCTGGCGGGCTGTTCTCGACGCCGCAGCTGTCGATGTTCGAGAACCCTTGGCCTGGGGGCACGACCGGCGACCTGTTACGCAAGATGATCTTGCACGCCGACCTCGCGGGGAACTGGTTCGGGACGGTCGACTCCGGCCAGATCGTGACGTTGCGCCCCGACTGGGTGACGATCATGTACGGGATGCGCGGCTCCGGTCTCGGCAAGGAACTCCTCGGCTACACGTACAAGGAGGGCGGCTATGCGTCGCCGTCGGAGCCGGTGCTCTTGCCGGCTGGCCGGGTCGCACACTTCGCCCCGTATCCGGACCCGTTGGCTGAGCACCGGGGCATGTCGTGGCTGACGCCGGTGATACGTGAGATCCAGTCGGATCAGGCGGCGACGACACACAAGAAGAAGTTCTTCGAGAACGCCGCCACACCGAACCTCGCTGTGACTCTCGATAAGGCTGTGACGCCGGAGCAGTTCCGCGAGTTCGAGGAGATCTTCCGCGACAAGTACGAGGGCGACCTGAACGCCTACAAGACGTTGCTGTTGGGCGGCGGCGCTGATGTGACGGTCATCGGCGCAGACATGAAACAACTCGACCTGAAAGCGACGCAGGGCGTCGGCGAGACCCGTCTGGCGGCGGCGGCGCGGATACATCCGGTCGTCGTCGGGTTCTCCGAAGGTATGCAAGGGTCGTCGTTGAACGCCGGGAACTTCTCGGCTGCACGCCGGTCGACCGCCGATTCGTGTTTCCGTCCGATGTGGCGCGACGCCGTCGGGTCGCTGGCGAACATCGCAACCGTTCCGTCCGACGCCGAACTCTGGTACGACGACCGTGACATCGCCTTTCTGCGTGAGGACGCGAAGGAAGAGGCGACGATCTTCGCTGCGAAGATGTCGGCGGTCCGCCAGGGCGTAGACGGCGGTTTCACCCCCGAATCGGTTGTCGCCGCCGCGGACGCCGAAGACCTGACTTTGCTGGAGCACACCGGGAAGGTGTCTGTCCAGCTTCTACCCGACGGCGACGCACCAGCCGCCTGAGACCCCCCGAGGCGATGATGGAAGCACCTAAAGAGAATCTGACGCGCAACGCCCCGTTCGAGGTGACACGCGCCGCCGACGACGGCGACGGCCTCACCCTCGAAGGGTACGCGGCCGTGTTCGACGTCGCGACCGAGATCGACTCGTGGGAAGGCCGGTTCTCTGAGACGATCGCGCACGGCGCGTTCGCGAGGACGATCAACGCCCGGATGCCGGTGTTGCAGTTCGACCACGGGTCGCATCCGTTGCTCGGGTCGCTGCCGTTGGGTTCGATCCGGTCGTTGAAGGAAGACGACCACGGCCTGTACGTGAAGGCCCGCCTGTCGGACAACTGGCTGATCGAACCTGTCCGCGACGCTATCTCTGACGGCGCGGTGGACGGCATGTCGTTCCGGTTCTCCGTCGTCCGCGACGAATGGGACCACGACGCCGAACCCGAAGCTCGGACGATCCGCGAAGTGAAACTGTACGAACTCGGCCCGGTCGTGTTCCCGGCCTACGAATCGACGTCGGTGGGGGTCCGCGCCCGCAAGGTCGCAGCGGAACTCACCGACCCTGAACTGCGCGCCGACCTGGCGCGCATATTCGCCTCAGGCACTCGCCTCGACCCGCCCGACGAGGGCACTCGAAGCGACCCGCCCGAAGGTGAGACTGAGGACCCGGAGACCCCCGTCACCACTTCTCAGGGAGACACACCAGACGCCCGCGAAGCAGCGCTTCGTGAGCTTTCCCTACAGGAGATGTGAACAGATGAGCAAGGACCACATTAGAGAGATGCGTGAGGGCGTCGAGTACGTCAAGGCGTGTCTCCGCGACATCCACGCAAGCGCGGACGGCCGGAAGCTGACCGCAGACGAGCAGGCACGGTTCGACGACGGGAAGACGTACGTCATGGACACCGTCTCGCAGATCAAGATCGAAGAGGAGCGTCAGGCTTTCGCCCGGACCCTCGAGACCCGCACAGTGATCGAAGAGCCGGCCGAGAAGCCGGTCGACTCGTTCAACATCCGGACGTCGAAGGGCGACCCGTTCGACCTCGACACGATCCAGCGTGACAACCCGTCGCCGAAGGCCGCCGAACGCGACCTCGTGGAGCGGGCACGCCGGGTCATCGGCGAGTCCGACAGCTTCCCCGACGAGCGGGCGCAGGAAGAGGCCGAGCGTAAGGTCCGCAGCGTGCGGCCCGAGCGCGGCTACTCCGTCGCACGTCACGTCCTGCGGACGTCCTCGCCGGCGTACATCGACGGCTGGATGAAGGCGATGTCGGGCCGTGAGGCGTTCATGTCGGCTGAGGAGCGTCACGCTCTCGAGCAGGCAGACGCCGAGTACCGGGCCGCGTCGACGACGACCACTGCCGGCGGGTTCCTCCTGCCGACCCCCATCGACCAGTCGGTGATCCTCACCGCTGACGTGTCGGTCAACCCGTACCGTCAGATCTCACGCACCGAAAGCGTGATGAACGACAACGGCTGGACCGGCGTCTCGTCGGCGGGTATCACCGCATCGTGGGACACCGAAGGTTCCGAGGTGTCCGACGACACTCCGACGTTCGCCCAGCCGACCGTCGCGGTCCACAAGGCCGCAGCGTTCGTCCCGTTCAGCATCGAAATCGGCGACGACTGGGGCGGCCTCGCGGCCGAGATGGCACGCGAGTTCGCCGAGGCGAAGGACAACCTGGAGGCGGCAGCTTTCGCTACCGGCTCCGGCACGAACCAGCCGTTCGGCATCGTGACCGCGCTGGTCGGGACGTCCGGGTACACGGCGATGGCTACGAACAGCGCGTTCGCTGTCGGCGACATCATGACATCGCAGCAGGCGCTCCAGTCCCGCCATCAGGGCAACGCGTCGTGGGTGATGAACCTCGTTCACATCAACGACGTCCGCGAGTTCGGCGGGACGAACTACTACACCCGGTCGGCGACCCTCGAGGCCGACGCGACCGGTGGTAGGGGAGCCGGGAACGTCCTCGGCAAGCCCGTCTACGAGTCGTCGGACCTGTCCAGCACCCTGGATGGCAACACGAACAACAACATCGTGTACGGCAACTTCCGGAACTACGTGATCGCAGACCGGATCGGTGTCCGCACCGAGTTCATCCCGCACCTGTTCGCGACCGGCAACAACCGGCCGTCGGGTCAGCGGGGCCTGTACATGCATTGGAGGGTCGGAGCGGACAGCGTCAACGACGCCGCGTTCGTCCTGCTCTACAACCCGAGCACCTGATAGCCGGGTGACGGTCGAGGGAGGGTCGGGGGGCTAACCCCCCTTCCTTCCCCGGCCCTCCCTCATTGACCTACCACCCTTGGAAGGGGACCCCATGATTTACCGTGCAACCGGTCGCGCCGTCGTGCAGATACCGCCGCAGAAAGAAGGCGGTACCGCTATGCGGTACGCGATCGTCGAAGACAAGGAATACGACGACTCCGACCCGGTCGTCGCTGTGCTCGTCGAGCGGTTCCCGCAGTATTTCCGTGCCGACAATGTCGAGTCGGCGACGGCGGGGCCGGGCGAGAAGCGCAACACCCGACGCGGCCAGTGAACGACAAAGTCGTCTTCGCTCATATCCACCCCGGCGACGTGTCGGCCTCGTTCGCGCACTCGGCGATGGGTCTCGAGCTGTTCGACCTGGCAGGGCCGCAGCGGCTCGTCAACGGCGGCCGGTTCGGGTTCACTGCGTCGATAGCTGGCGCCGGGCAGATCCCGAAGGCCCGCAACGAACTGGTCAAGGTGTTCCTCGACCAGCACGCCGGCGCCGACTGGTTGCTGATGGTCGACTCCGATATGGGGTTCGAGCAGGACCTCCTCGAACGGCTGTTAGCGTCCGCCGATCCGGTGGAGCGGCCTGTCATAGGCGGCCTCTGTTTCGGTGTCCGCACGGCGGGGGTCGGCGCGGCGCAGGCGGTCCGGTCGCACGTCTTCCCCACCGTCTACCGGTGGGCGGACAGCGACGACAACTACGGCTTCGACCCGGTGTACGACTATCCGCGTGACGCTGTCGTCGAGGTCGCCGGGACCGGCGCGGCGTGCCTGTTGATACACCGCACCGTCCTCGAGAAGATCCGTGAGGCGGACGGCGACCGCTGGTTCGACGTCGAGTACTACCGGGACGGCGTGTTCTCTGAAGACCTGTCGTTCTGCCGTAGGGTCCGCCAGCACGGCTACCCGATCCACGTCAACACGGGTGCTAAGACGTCGCATCACAAGTCGTGGTGGATCGACGAGGAGTTCTTCGATCTGCTGCGCCGCCAGTCGTCTGGGCGTAAGACGTATGTGGTGGTCCCGGTGAAGGACCAGTTGGCGATGACACGCAGGGTCGTCGCCGAACTCGTCCAGCAAGGCCAGTACGAACGGATCTTCTTGTTCGACAACGGCTCCGGTGAGGAGACGGCGACGTGGTTGCGGCGTATCGCCGCCGAGAACCCGTCTATCACGACCGTCGACGCGGCAGGCATGAACATCCACGAGATGTGGAACGCCGGCATCGACGTCGCTCAGGAAGAGTCGCCCGGCGCTGATGTCGCGATCCTCAACAACGACCTCGAGTTAGGCCCGGACTTTCTCGGGCTCTTGTCGTCGGCGTTGCATTCCGACCCTGCCCTGTTGGCGGTATCGGCGAACTACGACGGCCGCCGCTTCGACGGCACGGTCCAGCCGGTGCGGGGCGTCTGCGCCGCACGCTATGACGGGTCGGGCGGGTTCGCCGGGTTCGCGTTCATGGCCCGCGGCGACCTACTCGACTCCGGCTACCGGTTCCCGACCGAGTTGGTGTGGTGGTACGGCGACAACGACCTTCTCGCCACTATCGAGCAGGCGGGCGGCTGGTACGGGATAGCGAAACACGCCGTCTGCACGCACCTCGACGGCGGATCTGTCACGTCACGGACGGTCGATCAGGAAGAGTTCGCCGCGCAGTGCGACCGGGACCGGCAGACGTTTCTTGAGAAGTGGTCAGGGGGTGAAGATGCCTCTGACAACGAAGAGTCTGAGCCGGCGTTCTTGGACGTTGCTGGTAGTCACTGACGGCCGCGACGGCTACCTCGAGCAGGCCGTCGAATCGGCGGCGGAGATGCTGCCGGACCCTGACCGCCGGGTGATGGTCGACGACACCGGCTATCCGCCTCACACGGCGCTGTTGAAGTCGATGTTCGGCGACTACGAGATCTACGGCCGGGCCGGTAAGCGTGGCCTCGCCTCGACGGTCGCCTACGGGTGGTCGTTGTGCGACACCGACTACGTCTTCCATTTGGAGGACGATTTCACGTTCAACGAACCCGTTGACATTGACAACATGGCCGCCGTGTTGGAATCCGAACCGGATCTCGCTCAGATGTGTCTACTCCGGCAGCCGTGGAACGCTCAAGAACAAGACGCCGGCGGGATCGTCGAGATGAACCCCGGCGAATACACCGACCGTGACGGCTGGCTCGAACACACCCGCCTGTTCTCGTTGAACCCGTGCCTGATACCACGCGATATCTACGGGCTCGGCTGGGACGAGGGTAACGAACGGGGATTCACCGACCTGTTGATTCCGGACGGTTGGCGGCTCGGGTTTTGGGGTGATCGTGGCGACCCGCCGAAGGTCCACCACATCGGGAAGCAGAGGGCGCCCGGATGGTCGCTGTGATCGGCGCCGGCGGTCACGGCCGGGACATAGCGGCTTTCACCGGGTGGACGCTCGCCGACGAAGACCCGTTCCTAGACCTGCCGTTAGGTGACCCCGGCGCCTATGTGATCGGCGTGAACGATCCCGTGGTGCGGGCGTCGATGGCGCGCCGCCTCGAGGCGGACGGATGGGAGCCGTATCGGCGTGGCGTCGTCTTGTTCCCCGGCGTGCATATGGGCCCCGACGTGGCACTCGGCGCCCATGTCCATGTCAACGTCGGAGCGTTCCTGACCCGTTCGACGGTCGACGATTACACGACTGTCGGCCCGTCGGCGACGATCGGCGGCGACGTCACCATCGGACGCCGGTGCCTGATCGGCGCTAACGCTTCGGTCCGTAACCTCGTGACGATCTGTGACGACGTGACCGTCGGATGCGGCGCCGCTGTCGTGAAAGACGTCGTCGAGCCCGGCACCTATGTCGGCGTACCCGCGAGACGGCTGTGCTGACCGGCGTGTCGATGGTCCGCGACGAAGCGGACGTCGTAGCGGCGACGTGTCTGCATCTGTTCGCCGAGGGCGCCGACCGGCTGATAGTCGCAGACAACGGCTCGACCGACGGCACCCTAGACATCCTCCACGACCTCGCCCGCCAGTGGCCGATTGACGTGCTGATAGACGACGACCCTGCGCACTGGCAGGGCCGCAAGGTGACCGCCCTCGCCCGCCGGGTGACCGAAGGGTGGGTCGTCGCGTTCGACGCCGACGAAGTGTGGTACTCGCCGGACGGTAGGAGTCTCGCTGAGCGGCTGAAAGGCGAGACGGCTGGTGTTGTACTCGCCGCCGGATTCGACCATGTCCGGCGCCACGGCGACCCGGAAGGCCACCCGTACAACACGACCTTGCACAGGCGCCCGGCGCCGCAGCGGTTCCCGAAGGTGTGTTTCCGTGCCTGGCCCGGCGTCGAGATCGGCGAAGGTAACCATACGGTCACCCACTACGGCGACGTCGTTGTCGGCCTCGAGCTGCGCCACTTCCAATACCGTTCGTTCGACCAGTATCGGAGGAAGGTCCGCCAGGGCGCTGAGGCGCTTGCGTTGACGTCGTTGCCGGCGTCGACTGGGGCGCATTGGCGCCACGCCGGCGCACTGTCCGACGGCGAACTGTTCGCGTCGTGGGAGACGATGTGTTCCGAACAGGGGCTCGTGTTCGACCCGGCGCCGGTCCGATGATCTCCGTCGTGGTCCCGGCGTTCAACCGAGCGGAGTTGACGGGGGCGTGCGCACGGTCGGTGCTGAAACACACCGACGGCGTCGAGTTGGTGCTGGTCGACAACGGCTCCACCGACGACACCGGATCCCTGTACGGCCTGTTCGACATTGTTGTGAAGAACCGTCGGAACCTCGGCTTCGGGCGGGGATGCAACCAGGGCGCCGCCGTGTCGTCGGGTCAGACGTTCGTGTTCTTGAACAACGACACCGAAGTCACCTACCGGTGGCTCGAACCGCTGGTCGCGGCTGCGGAGCGGTACGGGATCGCAGGACCGAAACTGCTCTACCCGGACGGCCGGATACAACACGCCGGCGTCTCCTTGCGGTTTGAGAACGGCGTGTTGACGGCGTACAACATCGGCCGCGGTGAACCTGACGAAGGCTACGACATCGGCCGCAACGTCGACGCTGTGACCGGGGCGTGTCTCGCCGTCCGCCGCGACGTGTTCGCTAAGGCCGGCGGCTTCGACCTCAAGTATTGGAACGGCTACGAGGACGTCGACTTGTGCCTCACATCACGGGACCAGGGCTCCCGCTGCCGGTATGTGCCCGAGTCGGTCGTGACACACATCGAGTCCGAGTCGGGGCCTGAACGGTGGTCCCGTGTCAACGAGAACGTCAGACGTCTACACGAGAAATGGGGTGACCGGTGGCGATCACGAACGCTGACCTGAAAGAACACCTCGGCCTCGACGCCGACGACGAACACGACGACACGACGATCACGACAGCGGTCGCGGCGGCGAACGAAGCTGTGAACGCGGTGTGTCACCGGAACTTCGACACGGCCACCACAGGTACCCGTGTCTACTATCCGGCGACGTCGCACATCGTCTACGTCGACGACTTCACGTCGTTGACGACGTTGAAGACGGACACGTCCGACGACGGCACATACAACACCACCTGGACGGCATCGGATTACCAGTTGGAGCCGTTGAACGGCATCGTCGACGGCCGGACCGTCCCGTACAACAAGATCGTCTCCGTCGAAACGAAAGAGTTCCCGACGCTAGGCCACCGCGCCCCCGTGCAGGTGACGGCCGTGTTCGGGTGGGCTTCTGTCCCGGACCCGGTCACCTTGGCGACGAAGATCATGGCGGCACGACTGTGGCGGCGTAAGGACTCGCCGGAGGCGTCGTTCGGGTTCGGCGAGTTCGCTCTGCGTCTCGCCCGAGAAGACCCCGATGTTGTCCCGCTGCTGCGCCCGTACGTGAAGATGCCGGTGTTGATCTGATGGCGGCGGTTTCGGCGATCCGTGACGGCCTGAAGACGAACCTCGAGACGGTCCCCGGGTTGCGCGGCCACGACTTCATTCCCGACAAGGTGAACCCGCCGTTCGCTGCGGTGCTGCCTGTGTCGTGTGACCGGGAGACGATGGCGCGGGGCGTGTTCTCGTGGCGGTTCCGGATACTCGTCGGCGTCGCCCGCGGCACCGACCGCGGCGCACAAGAGAAGCTGGACGCCTACGTGTCGACGACCGGCGCCGATTCGATATGGCTGGCGATCGAGTCGAACAAGACGCTTGCGTTGGTTGTGCAAGACGTGTCTGCGGTGCGGATGGCCGAATACGGGACCCTCGAATGGTCCGGCCAGACCTATGTCGGCGCCGAGTTCGAGGTGGAGGTTCTATCAGCATGACTGTTCGTTTCAAAGTGGTCGGCGCTCACGCGGTGACGCCGCCCGACAAAGACCGGCCGGTCGCCCCTGGCGGCGCAGGCACGACCGGCGACGGCGAATGGTCGGCGCGCCTAGAGCGCGCCGGCCATATCCGCCGCACAGACGGACAGTCAGAAGTGTTCCCGACGCCGAAACCGAAGGCGGTAGACGATGATTCTGACTGACGCGACGATCTGGCTCGACGGCCTCGACATCCAGACGATCACGAATCAGGTGTCGCTCAACCACGAAGCCGAGGCGCAGGACCGGACCGTGTTCGGAGACTCGACGCGCCGGTCGACCGGCGGCCTGTTCAACGTCTCCGGCGACGTCAACTACTTCGCTGACTGGTCGACGACCGGGTCGACGCTGTTCGACTCCGTCGGCGCGTCGACGGGCCTGTTGACGGTCACACCGACCGGCGCCGACACGGCGTCAGGGTTCTCGTTCCAGTCGGTGACGGTGACGAACAACCCGTTCGGCGGGACGGTCGGCGACATGGACTCAGGGACGTTGTCGGTCACCGGACGGGCAGGGTCGCCGCTGGCCGCCGGGAAGATCCTCTACGAGAAGCAGACGCAGACCGGCGCGAATAGCGGCACAGCGGTCCAGTTGGGGGCCGTAGCGGCCACACAGAAGCTCTACACGGCGATACACGTGTTCTCGGCGGGGACGACGTGCGACGTGATCGTCGAATCCGACGACAACTCGGGGATCTCGACGGGGACTACCCGATCGACGACGACCGTCACCGCCGCCGGAGGCACCTGGGTGACACCTGTCGCCGGCGCGATCGCAGACGACTGGTGGCGTGTCCGTTTGGCGAACGTGACCGGGTCGTTCACTCTCGCCGTCGTAGTAGCCGTGCAGTAACCGAAACCCACAACTGAAGACCCCGGGCCGCCCTCCGTGGCGGCCCTTTCGCGTAACGAGGAGACCCCAATGCCAGCCGGAGTTCATGTTCTGACCGACGCGTCTTTGACCGTCGGCGGCACCGACCTTTCAGACCACGTCCAGTCCATCAGCATCAACTACGAAGCCGAGGCGCAGGACGACACAGCGATGGGCGACACGACACGTTCGATGGCCGGCGGCCTGAAGAACTGGTCTGCTGACGTCACTTTCCACCAGGACTACGAGTCCGGCGAGGTCGACGCGACGCTGTTCTCTGTCGTCGGCACTCTCACCCAGTTGGTGATGAAGCCGGCGTCGGGGACTGTGACAGCGACGAACCCGTCGTTCACCGGGACCTCGCTGTTGACGTCGTACAACCCGATCACCGGCACCGTCGGCGATCAGCACACGACGTCGGTGAACTTCGTCGCCGCTGGCGATCTGGCACGCGCGACGTCCTGATGGCAGGCGGCGGCGTCGCCGGTCAGGTTGTCCGCCGTGTCGAAGCGGTGCAGCGGACCGTCGACCGCGAACTTCGTGAGGCCGTCTATCAGGGGTCGATCGCGGCGGCGGACCATATGGAACGCGAGTACCGCCGCGGCGGTCTGCGGGCCGGTTCGTCGAAGATCGCCGGCCGGACGTGGCGCGGCGTCGGGTTCAAGGTTCGGGGCGTCGCTAGGCCGAAGTCGCAGGTCGGGGCTCATAACCCGGCGCATCTCGTCGACCTGCCGACACGGCCACGGTCGCACCAGTCCGACGTCGCCGACAGGGGGATGGTGTTGCCGTTCCCCGGCCGTGGAGGCGACCCGAAGTTTGCGCGCACAGCAGCCCATCCGGGCACGAAGGGGAAACGGATATGGCCGAGAAGGTGGAAGACGGCGTTAGATCCGACAGCCGAGGCGATAGCGGACACGATGAGGACAACCGTCCGGAGGGCCTGGCGGTCACGTTAGGGAAGATCACGACCGGCCAGTACGACGGGCACCTGTCCGACGTGTTGGCCGCTGTGACGACCCGTGTGATAGCGGGGATGGCCGGCTTCCGGTGGGTGATCGCGGTCCCCGACGTGTGCACCGTCGACGAAGACGACCTGACGTTGCGTGAGGTGGAGCGGGTGCAGGAGTTGGCGGGGGTGCATCCGTCGCAGCTGACCCGAGAGTTCATGTTGGACAACCCGAAGGCTCTGCGGGCCGTGCTCCGTGCACGCCTCGAGACGCAGGGGTCCACGGCGGCGGGAGCGGATGGGGCGACGTCGGCGTTGAAGTTGAACGACATCGTCGACTGTGTCGACACGCGTGAGGTCAACCCTGACCCAAAAGGTCTACCCGCCAGCAGATCAGAAAGTCGGATCTGATCCCCGCGGGCCGTGGCGGGTCGGGGTCGCCGGTCGTCGTCCACGGCGACCGGTTCTTCGCGTATTGGTCGCCCAGGCAGTACCGGCTGTGGTGTGCGGGCCGGTTCGGCTGGTTGCCGTCGCAGGTGACCGGCGAACAGGTCGGCGATCTGGACCGCCTGGTCGACGCGAACGTCCAGGCCGACAAGCAGAGGAAGAGGTGACGGCGTGGGTCTGATCGACAAACTGTCTTTCATCATCGACGCCGACCCGAACGGCGCTATCCGCGGTTTCGAGAAGGTCGGCAAGACCGCCGACCGTGAGCTGCGCAGGGCCGACGAGGCTGCGGACCGGACCGCGGCGACGATGTCTAAGGTCGGCGCCGCGGCGTTGGGTATCGGGACGCTCGCCGGTATCGGCCTGTACAAGGCGGGGCAGAAGTTCGGCGAGTTGGATGCGTCGGTGCAGGCGACTGAGCGAGTGTTCGGCGACGCTATCGGCACTATCGACGATTTCGCGTCGAGGGCTGCGGAGGCCGCCGGGCTGTCTGAGGCGGCGTTTCGGACGTCGGCGGCTCAGCTCGGGTCGATGTTGACGAACATGGGGTTCACCGACCAGGCCGCCGCGGACATGGCCGTCGAGTTCCAGACGTTGGGCGCCGATCTCGGCGCCGCGTTCGGTACGGATTCGCAGCAGGCGATCGAAGCTATCGGATCGCTGCTGCGAGGCGAGCGGGACCCGATCGAGAAGTTCGGCGTGTCGGTGAAACAGGTCGACATCAACGCCCGGGCGGCGTCGATGGGTCTGGACATGACCGAAGGGTCGACCCGGAAGTATTCGGAGGCTGTCGCCGCTGTCGACCTGTTGATGGAACAGGCGGCGCAGCATCAGGGGGCGTTCGAGTCGTCGGCTCTGTCGGCGGGGAAGACGGCACGGGCCGAGTGGGAGAACACTCAGGCGCAGTTGGGGTCTGCGGTGATGCCGCTGATCGAAGACGCTATGGGCCTCGTCGGCGGGTTGGCTGCCGCTTTCAACAGTCTCCCGGGGCCGGTCCAGGACGCGGCGTCGAAGATCGCTGTGGCCGGGACGGCGTTCCTGACGTTGGGGGGCGGCGCGGCGATGGCGTTCGGCCACATCCACAAGATGCGCCGCGAGATGCCGAAGTTCGACGCTGCGTTGTCGGCGATGCGCGGCAACATGGGCAAGACGGCCGCGGCGGCCGGGATTTTGGGTGTCGCTATCGGCGGCGCGTTCATGATCATGCAGCAGCAGGCCGACAAGGGCCGCCAGGCGGCGGTGCAGGTCGACGCGTTGCGTGAAGCGTTCGAGGGTGGCGCGGCGTCCGGCGCCGATCTGGCCGGGGCGATGCAGACGATCCTCGAGTCGGGCACCGACGGCGCTTCGTTCCTGAACGAGGCGGGCTTGTCGGCGCAGGATCTCGCGCTGGCGATGGACATGACCGGCGACGAGTTCGACGACTTCAAAGACAAGATGGTCGAGCAGGCGATCGAAGCTGGCGCCTCGTCTTTTTCTGTGATGAGTCTGTCCGGCGAGTTGGACAAACTCCGGGGCCGCACGAAGGACGCCGCCGAGCGTCAGATCGCGATGAACGGCGCGTTGGGCGTCACGACCGAAGAGGCCGAGGCCGCAGCAGGCGCGTCGGGCGGACTGTTCGACGCGGTGGATGATCTCGCCGGCGGGCTGCGCGATGCGTTGGTGGCGAAGGACACCGCCGCTGCGATAGCGGAGGCCGGGGCTAAGGCGGCCCGCGCCGAGGTCGACGTCGAAGCTCTCGCCGAGAAGATCGGATTCCTCGAGGTGGAGTTGTTGTCTGCGTCGGAGGCGTTCGACCGGTTCGTGTCCCAGGCGCTCGACGCCGAAGCCGCGTTGGACGCGGTGGAGGCTGCGTATGACGACATGACGGCGTCGATGCAGGAGAACGGGCCGACGCTCGACGAGACCACCGAGAAGGGCCGGGCGAACCGTGACGTGTTGCGTGACGTCGTGTCGGCCACCGGCGATCTGATCGGTATACGCGGCGAGCAGGGCGCATCCGAAGAAGAGTTGCAGGGCGTGATCGACAACTCGATCGGCCAGCTTTCCGACATGGCTGAGGAGTTCGGCCTGACCGAAGACGAAGTCCGCTTCTACATCGACGCTCTGAACGAGATACCGACGTCGGTGACGACCGTGCTGGCCGTCGACGCGACGCAGGCCCGCGAGAACATGGGCGCCGTCCTCTCCGATCTGCAGCTGGTGGCGGCGGGGTCCGCGAACGGGCAGGCCCGCATCGCTGTCGAACCGCGTGCGATGGGCGGGCCGGTCACGTCCGGCGCGCCGTACATCGTCGGCGAACGAGGCCCCGAACTGTTCGTACCCGGCCAGTCCGGTTCGATAGTCCCGAACGGCGCCGGCGGGTCGGTGACTATCAACGTGACCGGCGTTTCAGGCGAAGACGTCGTGTTGTCGTTGCAGGACGTCGCCCGCAGGACCGGCTCGGCTGCGCTACGCGAACTCGTCGGCCTGTAATGGCCGACTGGACAGTCACGGTAGAGATAGCCCGCGGTGTCGCTCTCGGGACGGTCCCGTCCGACCCGGCGGACTGGGACGACATCACGTCTGCGGTGTCGTCGTTCACGACGACACGCCGCGACGTCCTCGCAGCGGACACGGGCGGCGCCGGTCAGGCGACGTTCCGTATCGAAGACGTCGACCGGTCCTATGACCCGGAGACGGACAGCGCCCTGGTGCCTGGCCTGCCGATAAGGGTGCAGGTCAACTACAACTCGGTCGACTACGACCTGTGGTACGGCTACATCGTCGGCTACGACCTGGCCGACAACAACGCCGCTACGACGACGGTCGTCTTGTCTGCGGCGACGGCTCTGTCGTGGCTGCCGGACGGGATCTCGTCGCCGTGGGATTACGAGGTGTTCAACAACGGCGGCGGCGACGGGCTGTGGCTGTTCGAGGAGTCGTCGCAGACGACACGGAACTTGTACCGGTCCGGCGACGCTCAGTGGGTCGCAGCGGTGTCCGCGACCAGCTCCCCGTTGTTGGGCGCGGAGACGTGGTACCACAGCCTCGACGGCGCCCAATATGCGAGGGTCGCCAACTATCCGCAGGCGAAGAGTCTGCCGTTGGCGGTCGAGTTCATATTCCGCATGTCCGCCGACATCGTCGACGGGACGTACACGCTGATAGCAGGGTTCGACGGCACCCGCTCGCTGGTGGTCCAGGCTGCTGTGACGGTCGCCGACGACGAGGTCGTGTTGACCGCCTGGTCGTCGCTGAAATCGGCGGCGAACGGTGTGAAATGCACGGTGTCGCTCGAGTCGTTGCAGTCGGCGACGTGTGTCGCCTACCGGGTCACCTCCGGCGCTGAGCAGATCATCGTCGACGGCGTCGCACAGACCACGACGGCCGTGTCGGCGCCGTCGGCTCCGACGCAGGTCGGCCTGTGGTTATTCGGCGGCGACGGCGGCGGACGCCTCAACTTCGTCGGCGACGTCTCCGCCGTCGCGGCGTTCACGGTCGACCCGACCGAAGCGAACCTGACGGCACATTACGACGCCATGGTCGGCTCGGTCGACGACAACACGTTCGACCGCCTCGGCCGGCTCCTGGACATGGCCGGCTGGCCGTCGGGGCTCCGCGACTTGGACGGCACAGGTCTGGTGCGGTGCGCGCCGTTCGACCACACCGGCGAGAAGTTCGCAGACGAAGCGAGGGTCGTCGCGGCGACCGAGAACGGCGCACTGTTCGTCTCCGGCGACGGGAAGATCACCACCCACAACAAGCTCTACGAGCAGACCGACGCGGCGGCAGTGTCGACGACGTTCTCCGACGACGGTTCCGACTCGAAGTATGCGGCGATCTCCCGTTCCTACGACTGGAAAGACGTCGTGAAGTCGGTGACGGCGTCGTCGCGACCGACCGGCGATTCGTATACGGCGGTCTCGACTACCGCGCCGACGAACCGGTCCGAGACCGTCACCACCGTAGCGCTGCGCCCGTCAGAGTTGGAGACGTTGGCGGGGGGGCTGCTGGCCCGGTTAGAGGCTCCGGAGGCGCGGATACCGCCTCTCGTCGTCCGCCCGTCGCGTGACGAGGCGGTTCTGATGCCGGTCGTGTTGGGCCGCGAGCTGGGCGACCGGGTGAAGGTCGAGCGGACCCCGCAGGGAGCCGGGTCGCAGTGGGGTAAAGAGTTCGTGATCGTGGCTGTGACGCATTCGGTGTCGCCTGTAGTGTGGTCGACGGTGTTCGATCTGGAACCGGCTGTCGAAGCCGGGTCGACGGCGTTCTGGAACCCGGGCACCTCGTCACCGACTGGTACTGACAGGTGGGCTCCGTGACTATCTTCACGACCGACTTGGACCCGATCCATCGCCCTGCCCCTTCGGGGAACACGCCGCATCCGGGGTGGTGGCACGCAGTCGCCGACAACCTGGCGACGGTCGGGACGTGGGTCGACGATCCCGACGTCACGTGGGCGGGTTCCGCTGGCACCCCGGCTATCGGGAACGGGACCCTCCGGTCCGACTATGTGCTGTTGCCGTCGTGGCTGTACCTCGACCTGTACCTCGAGCTGGGGTCGACGTCGACGGTGTCTTCGACGGGGAACTGGACGTGGAGTCTGCCGTTCGGCGTCGAGTTCGTCGACACCGGTGTGGTGGTCGGAGGAGGGATCAACGCTGCGAACGGCGGCGCCGCCCAGGCGGTGCATCCGCTGATAGCGATGTCGAAGACGGCGACGACGTTCGAAGTGTACGTCGCGGACAACGACCTGTTTGGGGAGCCGCCGCAAGGCGACGCTCAGACCGAGTCGCAGGTGAAGGTCGACGCTGCCGGCGACGCGTTGACGGTGAAACTGTCGTGCCCGGTGAAGGTATTCGACCCGTTGGGGGCGGCGGCGTGGCATTCCGCCCATTACGTGTACGGACCGCGGTTCCGGGCCTTAGGAGTCGCCCACAATGCGACTGTGACGTCGCTGCCGGACGAGGTCGGCGACTTCGACTGGGGGAACACCGCGACGCCGACCCTGTTGGACTATCTGTCTGGCGCCGCGGACCGTGCCGTCGTTCAACTCGGCGCTTCTGACCAGTTGGGCGAAGATTACGACGGGAACGCCCCGTCGTACGCCGCCGGTGTCACCGAAGTCGTCGTGTTCCATGTGACCACGGTGAACGTCGGGACGATCATCGGAGCTGCCGGCGGCACGTCAAACACGGTCGAGATAGCCGATGTCGCGTCGACGGACACGTTCATCGCTTTCGACGGCGCCCAGGTCAACGGCCCCGCCGCGACGACCGGCGTGCATGTCGCGTTCGTGTTCTTCCCCGGTTCCGCGGGCGGGGCGAATGTCGTGATCGACGTCGACGGTACGCAGGCGACATTAACGAAAGGCGGCAACGAGTCGACCACGTCATCACGGGTCGGTGTGTGTGACGGGGTCGACGTCCTGTTCGAGGCGAAGTATGAGGGGAACCTGATCGACACGATCGTCCACGAGAAGTTCAAACGGTGGGCTGCGGGGCTGGGGGCGACGATCTCATGACCGCGTGGGCTGTCGACCTCGAGGACGACTACAACGCGACGATCCTGCGTGCCCCGTGGGGGCTTCGGATCAACGATTCGATGGCCGACCTCGGCGCGCCGCCGGAGACATACCAGCC